CATTTTCTTTTGGAAGATAATCCTAATATTAGTGAACAATATATCAACGCATTAAAAAAAGAATACAGTGGCCTTTGGTATAAAAGGTTTATCGAAGGCATGTGGGTGCAGGCCGAAGGCGCCATTTTCGATTCTTGGAACGAAGAAGTGCATGTTACAGATAGTGTTCCAGAATGCGAAGAATACTATGTCGGCATTGACTACGGAACGGCAAATCCTACGGCGTTTATCCTTGCGGGCAAAAGCGAAGGCGTGTGGTATGTGGTCGACGAATATTACTGGGATTCGGCGGAACGGGGAAAACAAAAAACCGACTATGACTACGCCCAAGACTTGATATCGTTTATTGGCGACATTCAAGTGGAAAAGATTTTCGTCGATCCTTCAGCGGCGTCCTTCCGTGCCGAATGTGCCAAGCGGGGCATTTTGCTTGAAGATGCTGACAACGCCGTCGTGCCCGGAATAAGAAAAATGTCTTCATTGTTGAACGGGGGCGAACTTCTTGTTGCCGAACGGTGCAAAAACCTTAGGCGTGAATTTGCGTCGTACGTGTGGGACACCAAAGCGCAGTTGCGGGGCGAAGATAAGCCGTTAAAACAAAATGACCACGCACTTGACGCCCTACGATACATAATAAATTCTGTAGGCGAAGGTGCGCCCGGACTGGCAAGATTGTGGTAGCAACAAACGAATAAGGGGGAAGTGAATTGTTTAACAAAATCAAAGAAAAAATATTCGGAAAGCAAAGCAGCACAATGCGGGCCTTGTTAACCGTAACGCCGAACAATCCCATATGGTCGACTTCTAACTACAAGTCGTTTGCGCACGAAGGCTATAAAAGAAACCCGTATGTCTTCGCTTGCATTCGTGTAATAAGCGACGCCGTTGCAGGCATTCCGTGGATTGTGTATAAACGTGGAAGGCGTGGGAACATTTATGAAGTTGAAAACGGCGGGCTTGCTGCAATAATAAAACGCCCGAACCCGTATCAAGGGTGGGGGTCGTTCATGAACGAATTCATTTCATACTTGTATCTGTCGGGGAACGGTTTTATCGAATCGGTCGGGCCGAACAACGGGGTGCCCAAGGAATTGTATGCATTAAGGCCTGATAGAATGCGGATAATTCCCGGGAACGTGAAAAATGCGATTGCGGGGTACGAATACGACATAGGCGAACGCAAAGTCTTCATTGAATCACGAAACGTAATGCATTTTAAGTTTTTCAATCCGCTGGACGACTGGTACGGACTTAGCCCTGTCGAAGCGGCAGCTAGAAGCATCGACCACAATAACGAAGCCCGGGCGTGGAACGTGTCTTTGTTGCAGAACCGTGCTACCCCTTCGGGCGCCTTTGTGGCCGAACAGCAACTTTCGGATAAACAACAAATTGACCTTGCGCAAAAACTTAAATCGCAGGTGATGGGTGCAAAGAATTCGGGGGCGCCATTGTTACTGTGGGGCGGCTTGGACTGGAAGACGATATCCTTGTCCCCCGTAGACATGGACTGGGCGGGCGGGCTAAAAACGTCAAGTCGTGAAATATGTAGCGTATTCGGTGTTCCGCCCGAATTGATTGGCGACCACGAAAACGCCACGTATTCGAACTATGAAAACGCAAGGAAGGCTTTCTACCAAGAAACGATATTGCCACTGATGGACAGAATTCGTGACGGACTTAACGTGTGGCTGGTGCCGAAATTCAACGAAAGCAACGTTTTTCTTGATTATGACACCGAAGATATAGAAGCGTTGCAGGAAGATAGGCAAAAAGTGTGGAACATGGTAATCAACGCACGGTTGGCTGGCATAATCAGCGCAAACGAAGCAAGGGAAATGCTTGGATACGGGGCTGCCGTAGACGGGGACGCACTGCTGGCGCCCGCAAACTTGATCCCGACGGGGGAATCGATAACGGGTGAAGAATAATGAACGTGTACGGATCTGATATTCCAAGCGACATAGTCGACATTCACGCCGAAGGCAACCTAACTTTCGACGACCTTGAAGGAAACAAGACAAGGATTAACACAAGGGATTCGGATCGTATCATGCGGCGATATCTTAACCGGAACGAAGGCGCCCTTTCGAATAAGGCCATAAGCATGTGGCGGGCGCAGGCGGCAAAACTATCGCAGGGCTACATCCGGCAAATGATCAATAACGCCGAAATATACGACGAAATTATAAATTCGTGGAAGGCCGATTATTCCAACCTTGTTCTTGGCGTTATTGCACCAAAATGGGAAGAAGCAATAGTTACGGCGGGCGACAAGATAGCCGAAGAAATATCGAATACTTTCGCCAAAAGTGCGCAGCGAATTTTTGCATATTCACAGGTTGGGCGCAGAATGGCCGAATGGATACAAAACCGAAGCGGCGAACTTATATCCGACTTTACCGAAACGCAAATAAGGGCATTCCGGTTTATTCTTAAACAATACGTCGTCGACAACCCTACGCCGCCAAGGGAACTTAGTGCAATAATTCGCAACACGATTGGCCTTACCGAAACGCAGGCGCAGGCACTGGCAAAATTCAGAAACGAAATATCAGGCGAAGGTCTTGCGGCGGACATCGTGGAAAGACAGGTTGAAAGATATGCGGGCTTTCTGCATAAAAAGCGGGCCGACGTAATAGCAAGAACCGAACTTTCGTACGCATGGAATTTTGGCCAATACGACGCAATACTTGAAGGGCGTGATAGGGGATATATTAACGGGAAGGTGGTGAAGGAATGGATAACGGCGTATGACGAAAGAACTTGTCCGTTCTGCGGGGCAATGGACGGGTTAATCATTGACCTTGAAGGAACTTTTCCAACGGCAAGCGGGACAACGGCATATGTGCCACCCGCCCATCAACAATGTCGTTGTACCGTTGGTTATGTTGTTTTAGATTAGTTTTTGTGGTATAATAATCAAATTGGCGGTGATAATCGAATGGAAAAGAAAAGTTTCGAACTTAGGATTAAGGAAGTAAGCGACGAAGGGTTGGTTGAAGGTTATTTAAGCGTTTTTGGGGTCATAGACCTTCAAAACGACAAAATAATCAAGGGGGCCTTCAAACAAAGCTTGGCGGAAAAGAAAAAATTTCCGCTGTTGTGGCAACACGATTTTTCTACGCCGATTGGTATTTTTACTGGGCGGGAAGACGATATGGGGTTGTTTATAACGGCCGAACTAAACATGAATACGGTAAAGGGGCGTGAAGCACAGGCGTTACTAAAACAAGGTGCAATTTCGGGGCTTTCGATAGGATATCAGCCCGTTGTTGCGTCGTATGAAGGCGACGTGCGTGTTCTTAAGCAGGTGGACTTGTGGGAAGGGTCTGTGGTTACTTTTCCCGCCAATCCGAAGGCCATCGTTACGCGCGTCAAGACCGTCGTAGATTTTCAAGACCTGCCGCTGGCGGATTTAGATACCGAATGGGATTCGGACATGGCGGTTGAACGTGTGCGCAAGTGGGCGTCAGGCGGAACCGGTGACAAGGAAGACGTTGATTGGGAAAAATACCGTCGTGCGTTTTTATGGTACGATCGTGAAAACAGGGACAGTTTTTCGGCATACAAACTTCCCATAGCTGACGTGATAGACGGAAGGCTCAAAGCCGTTCCCCGTGCCGTGTTTGCCGCAGCTGCCACAATCCAAGGCGCCCGTGGCGGGGTCGACATTCCCGAAGAAGACGTTGCAAAAATAAAAAGCCATTTGGGTAAATACTATGAAAAAATGGGAAGGACCGCCCCGTGGGATAACATGGGCATGGACATATTGACCGCCGTTAAAACGGTATCAATGGCGCCCGATTGGTTGTTGTTGAAAAAAGTTGACGGGCGTGATATAATAAAGGCATACAACAAATTAGGGGGCGTTGCGAATTGGTGTAAGGACGAAAATAACGAAGCCGAACTTAAACTTGAAAAGGAAATTGAAGCATTGAAAAATTTATTAAGGGGGAATTAGTGTTGGACGATAAGGTAATTGAAATTCAGGGGCTACTAAAACAATTGCGGGAAAAGTATGAAGACTTTCAAAAGAATGTGATATCCAAGGCCGACTTCGTGCAAATTGAAGAAAAGATTAACAATCGCATCGACGCACTTGAAACGGCGCTAAACAGGCCCATTGCGGGTGGGGTAAATGTCAAGGACGGGACCAAGGCACGGGCGTTCTTTGAATACGTTCGTAAGGGAAAGGCCGAAATGCCTTCTGATCTTAAGGCTGCGCTTGTTGCAAGCGACGATACTTCGGGCGTTTTAATACCCGCCGAACTTGAATCCGGAATTCAAATGGCGCTGCCGAACATAACCGTTATGCGAAACCTTTGCACGGTAATGCCCGTAAACAGCGACCGTTTAAGGCGGCGTTCGTTAACTAACGTAACCGTCGGATGGGGCAAGCTGGAAGCGTCGGATACCGCAGACTTGGGCGACTTCGAAAGTTCCGTTACCGCAGGCGATGCATACATTCATGTAGAAAACTTGAACGGATTGATAAAGCTTGGCGAAGACCTGCTTGCTGACAGCGACGTGATGCTTGAAAGCATACTGCGTGACGCATTCGCCAACGCAATGGCCGAATCCGAAGACGACGCTTTCGTAATGGGCGAAGGGCATTCGGCGGGGGAACCCGAAGGAATAGTTGCCGCTAAAGACGCAACGAATAACCCCATCGTTCCACGTGTAGAAACGCTATCGCCTGGCGAAATAACGGTTGACGACCTGATTGAACTTGAATATGAAGTGCCTGCAAAGTATAAAAAGAATGCGGCATTCATTATGTCAAGCGCAACTGAAAAGTTAATACGCAAGTTGAAGGCGCAGGGGCTGGATTCGGCGGGATCGATAACGTCTAACATACCGCTGTGGGAACCGTCGATTCAATCGGGAAGGCCCGCAACGCTGATGGGATATCCCGTATATAACAACGACTTCCTGCCCGCACCTGTCGTTACCGTTGGCGGCGCAGACAAGGACGTAATAATTTTCGGAAACTTTAAACTTGGCTATGTGATACTTGATCGTGCGGGAATGTCCGTGCAAAGACTCACCGAACTTTATGCCGAACAAGACTTGGTCGGATTAAAGGTTAAGAAACGTGTGGGCGGCGGTATCGTAAGGCCCGACGCTATGGCGGTCCTGCGTTTGGTTGCGCCTACTTCGGGCGCCTAACGCAATTAATAACAGGCGTGGTAGCCATGATTAAATACATAAACCGGATATCGGAACCTACAGCCCTGCCGGTAACGGTAAACGAAATGAAAACATTCCTTCGCATAAAACATGACGAAGAAGACCTTTTGTTGACCGGATTAATAGGCGCGGCACGGGACATTATCGAAGAATACGTGGGGATTTCTACGTGCCCGCAAACATGGGAAGTCGGTTTGATGCTGTCGGGGGAAAACAGGCTACCACGCCCGCCAATCGTTGACGTGATATCTTTCATGGTTGACGGCGTGGAAGTTAACCCTTCAAAGTATGTGTTGTCAACAAAAATGTTAGTAATAAACGATAGCGCTTTAATTAACAAGTTTGGCGTTATCAAATACATTGCGGGAACGGATACCTTCAAAGAATGGGTAAAGACGGCAACGCTGCTTATTGTCACAAACATGTATGAAAACAGGCAGGGCGAAGCAATGAAAAACGTTGTAGAAGTTGCGGCAAATATTCTTAATCCGCATAGGGAAATGTGGCTATGAAGATAAAAGCGTCAGACCTGCGCCATGTGATTGTCATACAGGAAATGTCAAAAGTGCCCGACGGCCTTGGCGGATATAAAGCCGAATGGGTTGACAAGGGCACGCTGTGGGCCTTTGTGGAACCGTTATCCATGGACGAAACGCTTACGGCGCAAAAACTGGGATATTCGGTCACGCATCGTGTTATAATAAGGCAAGATGCGACAATAAAGCCGCACGAAAACAGGATCAAGTTTCGAGACAGAATTTTGGAAATAGTGGCGATTAATGACCCGTATGAAAGCGGGGAATTTTTCGAATTAAAGTGCATTTTGGTGGTGTAAAATGGCGGACGGTATCAAATTAACGGTTGATATTTCGGGCGCAAACAAGAAAATACTTGATTTTACGGCCAGCAAAAAGGAAAAGATAAAGAACGCCGTGATCAAAAGTGCGCTTAACATACAACGCAACGCCAAGCGGGAATGTCCTGTAGATACGGGGGCGCTGCGCAATTCCATAAACGTATCTTTCGAATCGGATTATGACGCTTTTGTGTCGGCCGAAATGCCGTACGCTGCGTATGTTGAATACGGCACGAAAAACATGGAAGCACAACCATACATGCGCCCCGCCGCCGAAGCCGAAGTCGCCAAACTAAAAAGTGAAATAGAAAATGATTAGTATGAATTTACCGCTTAACGAAGTTCAAAAGGCAATATACGACACGGTATCGCAAGCTGTTAGTTGCGAAGTATACGATGCGGTCCCGCCCAATGCGACCATGCCGTACGTCAAAATTGGGGAAGCACGTGTACTTCCTTCGACGAACAAGACGACTTTCGGCGTGGAAATTATCGAAACCATTCACGTGTGGGGCCAATATGCGGGATTTTCCGAAATAAACGGAATAATGGACGGAATTGTGGCCGCTTTCAATTTACCGCTTGCCGTCGAAGGGTATGAAGTTGTATTATGCGGATTGAATAACGCAAAAACGCTAACTGACCCCGATGGGCGGACAAGGCATGGCGTGGTAGATTTAAGATTTGTTGTATACAGAAAATAAGGGGGATTGATGGAATTGGCTTTAGAAGGTGGAAGCGTTTTATTGATGGTTTGTAGCGATAATGACGTTTTCGTGACCATAGGTGAACAAACCGACCTTACTACCGAATCGACGTTGAATTTAATCGATGCGTCAGTAAAAAACGATAAACATCAGCATTGGATACCGGGCAAAAAGGGCGACTCATTGGAATTAAGTTCGCTTTATTCACCAACCGACGCCGGATTTGTAAAACTTTTGGAAGCACGGAACAATGGCGAAGAAGTGATTGTCAGGCGCACGGTAACGCTAAACGACGGTACGGTACTTGTGTACGAATCTTCGGGGTATATATCCAACATATCTACGGCGTCACCTGACGGGGGCCTTGCCACGGCAACCGTATCTATAAACCTTAATCATGATTGGGAAGTTATAGAAGAAATTCCCCAAGATTAAAAATAACACGAATCGGGGGAAATGTGCATGAACAGATATCGACTAAAGTTCACGATAAATGCGCTATCGATGCTTGAAGATATTTTGAAAAAGCCCTTCGGCGACGTGGTACTTTCGTTTTCTTCGGGCCGAATAAGCATAACCGACCTTCGGGCGCTTGTTTATGTAGGAATTGTTGGCGGCAACAATGTGGGTAAATCTTTCACACTGAAAGATGCGGGGGACTATATCGACGAAGTAGGGCTGCAGACCGTATCCGAAGACGTTTTAAAGGCCTTTACCGAAGCCTTTGCGCCTTCACGGAATGAACAGGACGAACAGGACGAAGCGGGCGATCCTGAAAAAAACTAACGGCG